TTAAAATTACATTTTGCAAAGCACTAATAAACTGCGGATTCAAAAGTGTGTCCTCCCTCTAAATAACGAGAGAGGACAAGCCTCTCTCTGACTCTGTTAGTTACTCTGTAATAAGGTCATTCAATTCAAGCTGTTCAAGAAGCTCCTTTACCTTCGGCTTAATAACCTCCGGAACACTTGCATATGTTCTGATACCCTTTACAATAAGTGCCACATAGATAACTGCCATTTGTGATACCTCCCTCTTTCTGATAAACAAAATCCAGTTACCAAATATGCTGAACGCTTTCATGCGTATCAACCTTCCTTTAGTGCTTCACGCACCTTGCCACGAATAACAGATGGAACCTGTTCGATTGTCCGAAGTCCTTTTCTAATAAGTTCAACATAAATCTGTACCATTATTTTGTACCTCCTAACATCTGCTCATAAACATCTGCAAGTGCTACCTGTGTTGCGGTTATCGACTCTTCTATCTTTTCTTCTCTAGTTTTCTCTCTGAGGATGAACCAATATTTATTATCCAGTTCCATGATCTGAACCAGTACAGCATTATTGAAGTCGTAAGTATGCTCTCCGTCTGTTGCGAAAACTTTTACGAGTTTTCCTTCAAAGTCTTTCTCTGTTAGTTTTGCAGAAGAAATCCAATTATTACCGTTAAGCTCCAAGTTTTCGAGCTTTGTACCATCTGATAGTGTCATCGTGTACATAATAGTTCCTCCTTAAATAGATTCAGCATATTTTCTTTTTGTTTGTTACTCATATATTTCTTGTTAGCCTTGAACCACGAATAGAAAAAGTCTGTAAACTCTTTATTAGTGAGCTTGCAAGAAATACTTTTCATTTTTCGTCTCATCGATGTAAGACGTTTCGGATTGATTTTCTTAATGATTCTTCCTGTATCTGTTAAAGAATACTGAATTTGCAGGAACCTCCAATATTCTGACAGTTTACAGATTCTTGTTTTGTTCCTATTTATTGTTATGCCAATCTCCTTTGCAATTTCGGTTATTTCTTGAAGTAACTGCTTCAAAAATTCTTTATTTCTGTCAATAACATAGCTATCATCTGAATATCGAGCATAGAACTTTATTCCTTTGACAATCTTTATGTAATTATCAATCGGAATTGGATATATAATTCCAGAGGTCTGTGACACTTGGTCTCCTATATTCAAGTGCTTTTTCATCATCTTCTTTCCGGTTTTCATTGATTTATCTATGTTCTGATATTCCAAAGCATTGAAGAGTTTTTCCATACAGCAATTATACTCTTCGTTTGACATATAAGAAACATCTACTTCTGAACGTTCTAATATTTGTGATAAAATTTGATTAATATGCTCATCGTTGATAATTTTTCTAAACTGTTCTTTTAAAACATCATGACGAATGTTGTCATAGTATTTAGAAAAATCAATTAAGAGAATATATCCTTCGTTTCCGTATTTCCTGTAGTACTTGTGTAAATGATATTCCAATCGTCTGCGTGTAAAATCTATACCTTTATTCTTTTGACTTGCTCCGTTATCAAATATCAAATATTTACTTGTACATGGATTTAAAACATTATCACAAATATCATGTTTCAATGTTCTGTCTTCTATTTGTTCTCCTTGAATTACTCGTTTCTTTCCTCTTTCGTGAACAACAAAAGTAGAAGTTGGTTTAAAACAATACTTATCTTCTGCCAATTCTGCTTGCATTTTTGACAAGCCTAAAAGATATGTCATTCCAAATTTTTGAACTTGTGGTTTCCAGTCACTTCCTTTTTCTGCTTTTCGGAAAGCATCATAGAGATTATTTGCATCAATAACATCACGTTTGTAGTTACTTAGGCACTCGTAAGTGGTAACATCGTGACTTGTATTTACCATAATGGAAGGATAACTTCTCCTTTCTCATCTACTAAGACAGACAAGCGCTGTTCAGTTAATAGTAGAGTCAAAATCGGGGCGAACGCCGTTAGAGTTACTAGCATTGTTGTAGTTGCAATTCCCATTGTTGTTGACATTAGCGAAGTTGGCAGCGGAATCAGAAGTTACCCTAAATCTTTTTCTATCCGATTTCTTCCATCCTCTTATAAGGTTAATCTGTGTCTGTATCTCGTTACCAAAATATGTATATTTGTTTATATCTACAGGAAGAATCTCTATAGAATATTGAAGCTCTTGAACTAAGTCGTAGCAATAACCAATAGCCAAGCTCTGATGCAACTGTCTTTCTTCTAGTTCGTTATGAAACTCTTCCGTAGGGTATATACTGTTTGCCAGATATACTTCTTTGGTTATCTGTCTTAAACAATTTACAACAACATCTCTTTCATTTTCTATAAACCACTTGTCAAAAGATTCTGTTTTTATTTTTAATTTCTCATAAGTGACTTTCTGATCGTCCGAAAGTTCTTCAATCGTTTCTTTTCCGAATTTCTTTAATAGGCGCTTTATTGACTTTTCAGAGTCATAACCAAAGTTTCTTAAAAGTAAATCTGTTATCTCTTTACGTAGTTTATATAAGTGATGAAAGACTTCAAACTGAGACGGTTTTCTTTTGGCTTTTATTACAGACATAGATTAACCTCTATTCTTCTGCGCCCACGAGGGGCGCAGATTTAAGATTGATAGATACAGAAAGCGGGGCGAACGCCGTTAGAGTCACCAGCATTGCCGTAGCCGCAATGCCCATTGCTGCCGACACCAGCGAAGTAGGCAGCGGAAACTACGTCTCTGAGCCAATACCACATAGCCCTCACACTCTGCATATCAGGTCTTAACCTAAAAAGCGGGAACTGTGACTTATCTACTACATAGTTATTCGGAATTGTAGAGCCGTTCGCCATGGCTCCAAAAATCTTGCATCCGTATACATTCTCTTCGGTCATTAGCTCAACTGTACTGTCGTACCACGTTCCACCAGACGGATAGCCGTTTGAAACTGCATTCTGTAAGTGGTTCCGATGATTCAAAATATGAGCAGAACCAAACGCATTGTTAATTGTTTCTTTAGCGGAATTTAATCCGGTTTTGTACATAGCTGAACCAAAGTACGCACCGTCTGTAGTGTTCGTGCTATTCATCTGAGCATTATACAGAACACCTCTAGGAACGATTACAACATGATGTGCTGTGCACTCTGTATCTCCTGTGCCGAGGTAGTAGTCAAATGCTGCAATTACCCAGTCTACGCCGCCAATTGTCCAGTAATCGCCAATATACAAATCATTAAACGTACCGGCTTTAATTTCTGCCCACTGTGCGTCTGTTACAGACGTACCTAAACTCTTTCCTCTAAATATTCCGTTATGTGCTCCTGCTCCGGGGAATGTGATCTGATTGAGAGTATTCTGTGCCGTATCAATAAGAGCTTTAATATCAGCCTTTAAGTTCTTTGCTGATACCTTCTTTACTCCATTGCCGTCATGGATAATCAGCATTGCGCTATCCGGTGCAGAAGTGATCTCTGTAAGGTCTGCGAACTTACGTGTCTGAATACTAATTGTAGACATAACTTAAACCTCCTTGTATTTCCAATCTGCTAAAATTGCTACATCGTTATCGTCACAGATAAGTGTGACTACATCTGTATCGTCCGTTGCTAAAGGCGCTGTGAACTCGTCTTTGATATTCATGAATTCAAGATTCGATAACCGTGTATCTACTTCATCGAGTTCATTTTGAAGATTTCCTGCAACATCCTGTGATAGCTGTCCTCTGATTGCCGCAAACCAAACATCAAAAACATTTTGCTGTTGTTCCTTGTAATCAGTGATTTCGTCTTCATACTTTGTTTTCAGACCATTAAGATAATCTTCATACTCTGACTGTTTTGTGTCTGCTGCTTTTTCAAAGTCTGTTTTCTGTTCTGCAAAGTAGTTTTGGAACGCTACATACAAGTCTGTTCCGTTTTCTACCATGTTCATAAGCGTATTCAACGCTTCATCCATGCGATTTGCTTCTTTTGCGCCAAAGAACGATTTTTCACGGTTGCTGTACTGAGTTACATCATCAAAAGATACTGTTCCGTCATCATTTGTGATTTCAGTATACTTTTTCCGTCCGCTCCATACGGCATCTGTGTAATCTACAGGTAAAAGTTCCCA